AAGAAATAATAAAGGAATATCCTACTTTCTTTCTTTTGGTGTGATGATGGGTTGATGACGAGATGATGACTTGCTTTTTATTTTTTAAAAAATTGAAATGGATTTTTTAGATTATATAACCTCAACATTCTACAACTTCACTATGCCTGAAATCATTACATCAGCAGATATGAGGGACTTGCTTCGTCGTGCCGTTGCCGACCGCCAAAAAAAAGTTCGTGAAGAAACATTCTTCTACTGGCACGAACGAGCAAGAGTTCTTTGTTGGGGAAACAACGAAGAATTAATCGCACAGATGAAGATTTGGCGAAAACAACACAAAGACAAGGAAATCAAGATAATGGCTTACAATAACATTACCAAGGAAATTAATGGTAAACCTTGGTATATTTTGACTGTTCAAAACTATGATGACGGCCCTGGTAATCCTTGTCGTCTTGGACTTGGTTTTGACGGCGGTGCCTATTTGGTTTCAGGTTGCACATATATTTTCAAACACGAACACAATCGTGATGCGACTTATAAATATGTTATGGGTTTAAAATAAATTCAATAATTAAAATAAAATTGATTTGGAATAATTTAATATATTTTTTATTACAAATGGCTTCCTTTCACACAAAGACTTTTACAAAACACGATGACTATATGACTCCCAAATCCGCTTGGGACAATATAAAACAATACATACCTCGTGATAAAGTAATATGGGAGGCGTTCTATGGAGATGGAACAAGTGGAACACATCTTACTGAATTAGGTTTTAATGTAATTCACGAAGATATTGATTTCTTTAAAAACGATAGGGGCGATATATTAGTAAGTAATCCTCCGTTTACATTGGTAAAACAAGTTTTAAAACGATTGTTGGAGTTGGATAAACCATTTATTATGATATTACCTTCAAGTAAGATTAACACTTCATACTTTCGAGAATGGAAAGACAAACATATACAAATCATTATACCTCGCAAAAGAATACAATTTATTAAATTAGTCGATGGAAAAGTTCCTGAAAAACAAAAAAAAGCCTGTAATTTTGACTGCTTCTATTACTGTTATAAAATGAACTTACCAAGTGATATAGTTTGGTTAGAATAAAAAACATATTGAGAGATAATTTAATATTTTTTACTTTAAGTGATTTAGAACAACCGCAAATAAAATTGAATTGAATTTTAATAAGTTATTTACATCAACAATACAGCCAAAATGCCTTACCACGACTACATTCACAAAATTTCGTTGTTGGATCTTGATTTACTGGATTCAATTCCTTACAAATATGTCAAGCTTCTTTTGGAGACTCACGATGATTATGATGATGTTAATTGTGTAATTAAAGACATACCCAATGAAAAAGAAGGTTGGACGACTACTCAATTTAAGTTTAAATTAGATTACGAACCTTGTGCTAATGGTCAAGTTCTTTCTAAAAAATTTAAAATAAAAATTGAATATACAAACTCATCTGCAATAGCAAGTAAAATTATGGAAACACTTTGGTGGGACGAGCCTGATGATTCTGAATCTGAACCTGAATCTGAATCTGAAGAAGAAAAAGACATTCAGTAATTTATAAATGAGAGATACATTCAATATTTTTTATTAAATAAAAAATTGAAATGATTTTTATAGATTAAATAACAGCAAATTACGGCTCAAAACTTCACAATGGCTTCTACCACTGAAACTGTTTCTACCCCAAAGACTCCTGCGTTCAAGTATGTTATGGCAAATTACGAATTCTCTTACAGTTGCGTCTGGAAAGTCCCTGTGGATTGGGACGAAGACAAAATTGGCGTAAGATGGGGCAACCTTGAATATGAAGGATTAAGCAAAAAGAAAACGGAAAAATTGATTAAACCAATATATACTGCTGCTGATTTTGAACCTGATTTTAAGAGGGCTAAAGAATTAATTATTGGAGATAAACAATTGATGTCCGACGAAGGCTACGATACTTGCGAAGGAAGTGATGACGAGGACGAATAAATTTATAAAAGACTTGGGTCAGTAATATAGCTACGTGAGCGTGGAGGTAAATCACCTCCAGTCATCTTTTTTTTTCGCATTGCACGAAGTTTGGCCATCTTTGCTTTCATTTCAGGCGAACCTTTTGTAAGACCTTTACCATAACCAGCCTTCTTTTTACCGTATTCAAGACCAGCTTTGCCTAATTCTTCAAGTGGAGCTTTGAGTGATTGTGGAACTGCTTTGTTGTATTTATCCCTAACTTGACGACGAACTTTTGTGACTGGTTTAGAATTGACCACTTCATTTACTGCAGTTTTTCCCAAATCAACCAACGATTTACGAACACGTTTACTGGGGACTACCTTGTTAAATGTTTTTTGAAGGTCAGATTTCATTGAACCGCCGTCCATAACATGTTTTAGTCCAGCACGACCAAGATTTTCTACAGAACCACGCATAGATTTGGGGACAACTTCCTCGTATTTGGCTTTGGCTTGTTTTCGCAATTTTTTTACTGCTGGTTGACGAAGCACTTCACGGCCAGCTTCACGTCCAAGATTAACTACACTTTCTCGCATAGATTCAGGCACAACTTTATGAAAAATGTGAGAAAGGTCTTTACGCAAAGCACCGCCGTGAAAAGCGTGAATGTTCATAGTTGCGTTAGGGTGAGATACAAATTCAGGAGCAGGACTCATCAACGCAGGGTGTTGAGCTAATCGTCGCATATTATACTATATTGAAAGATATTATTTTCGTGTTTTGTGATGTTCAAGAATGTTTACATAAAAATGAGCTTTTTTAACCAATCGTTCATCAAACATTTTGGGGTGAGTTACAACAAGATGAGCAAATGCTTCTAAAGTTGGAATTTTATGATGGAAATGATTGTTGTATTCATTGTATTGTTCTGTTAAGGTTCCCATTTTAATGTGTTTGAAATCTTTTTTTTTTAATCCATCTCCGCCTGTTCGTGGGCCTTCATTTTCATAATCAAAAACTCTATATTGAGGTGAATCAGGAGCCCAGTTACTTCCTGGTGTAGATGGCTCCTCATATTGAGGGGTTCTTTGACTTGCTGTTCTTGAACTTAACCCTGGCGATGATGGAGGAGTAAATAAACTTCTTGGTTGTTGAGCACCTTGTTGTCTTGCAAAATTGCCTGTAATTCCTAATTCATCAGAAGGTAATGATAAAGCCCTCATTTCTCTATTTGCTTTTTCTCTTCGAGCAAGTTCAGCTGCTTCTTCAACTTGTTGCCTCATTCGTAACATACGTAGTTCTTCATCTTCTCTTGCTTTTCTTTCTGCTCTTTCATTTCTTCTTATTTGTTTTTGTCTTGCTTCTTCTACTCTTACTTTTTCTGCTTCTTTTTCCAATCTTTTTGCTTCTTTTTCTGCTGCTTTTTCTTGAGCTCTTTGTAATTTTTTTTCTTCTTTTTCTTTTTGTTTCTTGAGCTCGTTGTATTCTTTTACGGCTTTTGAATTTCTTGGATCAGGTATTAATAAACCAAACCTATCATAATCGTATGAAACTGTTTCTTCATCTGAATCATCTGAATCTTTTCCTGCGGCAAGTTTTTTAAGTTGTAATTTAAGTTGTTCTCTTTCTTCTTTTTTTCGTCGTCTTTCTTCTTCTGCTTCTAATGAATCATAATCATACAGTTTACCGTTAATTGTTACTTGAATCTGTGATTTTGGTCTTGGTGGTAAAGGAGGAGCTTCTTTGCCTTTGGACGGTAATCTTAACAATTCTGCAGTTTCTTTATAATGTATTTCAGGTGGTTGAGTTGACGTTTTACGACTTAATGTTTCTTCTTCTTTTAAATCAGGCGGCGGTTTTGATGCTTTATCTGAATTAGTTCTGCGTAATTCTTCTTCTGCCGCTTTTAATTCAGCGGTGGCTTTCTTTTTTCGTTGTCCTGATAATTTTCTTTGTAATGCTTCGTCATCTTTTAATAACTGTTTTTCTCTTTCTTCATTTGCTTTTTTTAATTCTTTTAACTCTTTTAACTGTCTTAATTGTTCTTCTGTTGGTTCTTCTTCTACTCTTGGAGTCAATGCTATTCCCATTTCTTTGAGTGCTTCTTCAGCTTCTTTTTCTGCGTCTGATTTTTGTTTGCGTGGTCCATACGATCCTCGTGGGCCTCGACGTATTATAACACGTCCAATGTCTTTGCGTAATCGTTCTATTTGGGCTTGTATTGATTTTGGTTTGCGAGGCATGAGTTTTAATACAGGTTTAAAACTTTCTGATTCGTATGCTTTTTCCCAGTTTGGTAATTCCCATACTTCAATACCTAATTCTTCTGCTTTGGCCAAGTCTGCTTGATAATTTTCTTCTAACCATTTTTCTAATGCGTCTTCAAATGCAACTTGGCGTGGAGTTCGTGCTGCTTTTATATCTTCTACTTCTTCTTGTGACATAATACCAGGTTTGGTTGATAATAATGACAAGTTTAAAGGTAAAAGTGAAGCCTCTGCTTTTTTAATTTCTTCTTCTGTTGGACTGGCGGATAAACCTGCGTAAGCTGAATGAACGGCTCTAAACGCCTCATTGGTTCCACCTTTATCAGGGTGAGTAGCCAATACGTTTGCTTTTTTTCCAGCTTTTAATCCATATTTTACATGAACGCTCCTTGGAACGGTTCCATAGGCTGCATATCTCTCTTCATCTGTTTTTTCTTTTGATTTTGTAGTTGGTTTATAAGAAGATTTCTTTACTATTTTGTTTTGTTCTTCTGCTCGTGGACCAACTGGTAAAGGAACATATTTGAATCGTGTTTTCAATGTTTTTAATATAATGGCTTGTTCTTTCTTACTAAATTGTGATAATTTTATGGGTTTTTGTATTTTTGTTATTATATTATACTTGTTTAATGTCGAAGGTTCTATAAGGTGTAATCGCTTCCCTTTCCCTTTACGATAATACATATAATATAATAATATTTATTTTTTGTTAGTGTCTGATGTAATCGTTTCAGAATTCAATACTTCACCGCCTACATTGATAGGTTTACGTAATGCTGGGTCAGCAGAACGAAAGAAATGTTTCAATACAAATTCGTTTTTGAGATGGTCTTTGCTCTTGTTTAAATCCTCAAACATATTAATAAAATGGTTTGCGTCTGTGTATAAATCACCAGTTCTACCAGAAAATGAATTGATGTAATGAAGAAAGGCTAAATCATACCAACCACAAGCGTTGGCCATGAGCGACTGCACATCTTTGTCGTTATGGGGAAGTATACCGCCCAAATATTCTGTAAGTGTATCAGGTTGAGGCTGTCCAAAACTGTCGAAATAAATACCTTCTGTTTTACCGTTGGGGTATTTGTTTATCTGAAAGCATACATAATGCGACCCTGAATTACGTTCTCCGTATTCGTCAAATTCGTCTTCTAAATTAATAATATAAGAACGGTTATACTTCAACTTGTGTTCTTTTAGTTTTGTTTTGAAATTACAGAACACCAATGGAACTTGCATCTTTTTTGCCAATTCGAAAACTTCAGTATTGGATAAACTCATTTAAAGTATATCAATATTTATTTCTATTACTTTATTTTCATTAATAGTTTTATAGAATTACAAAAGTCCCAATGAGAGATAATTTGGTAAACAAGCCATTGTAAATCTAATTCGTCCATTTTAATTTATAATATCAATATATTTAAATGGAAGACTGGTCAGAGGATATTATTTCGTTTTTGGAATTAATTCGTAAAAAAGCGGTTACATTGGCTCAAAAACACACAATTGCATTCTTTTATTATAGGAGTTGTGAGAATTATTTTTCCGTTCCAGTAATTTGTCTCTCTGTATTTTCTTCATTCATTTCTGTTGGAGTGAAAGATTTTGTATCTCAACCCATTATTTCGATTACTACGGCCAGTGTATCCATGGTCATCGCCATTCTTGGTTCTGTGAAATTGTATTTAAATCTCACTACTAATACTGCAAATGAATTGGAAATTTCTAAAGAGTTTCACATATTAGCTCTTGATATAAGTAAAATGTTATTTATTCCATGCGATCTTCGTAAAATAGATCAAATAGAATTCCTTAACAAAATATATGATACTTACATAGTATTACTTCAAAAATCTTCTCTTATAAAAGCGGAAGAAGAGAGAAGCAAAATGGAATGTCAAGTAGAAAAATTAAAATCAAGTCCAACTACATTACAACCTCGTGTTCGAAACCCATTAACCATTATTACGACTTAATCAAATGTTCTACCATAAACAATGATATGCCAAATAAGCAGGACTATACTTTGGTGCGTCCGCCCATTTATGATTCCTACTTCTAAAATTATCTCTCTTCTGTTTATCTTTTGTCTTTGTAAAATCCTCATAAGGGTATAACCCAAAGTGAATCATTTTACCATTAAGATCTTCTATCATATACTTTTTATTTTTCCTTGTCGAGAGATAAAGTTGTGTTTTTTTTCCAAAATATTTGTGCACTTTGCGTAAAACCTCTTGAGGGTCAGAATAAGAGTCAATGTCCTTCATACAATATCAGTAGAAATTAAGATATTATTCGTATTATTGACATAGAAAAGATTGTTGCCGCCCCATTTCCTGTTAGTGTTCCTAACCAAAAAGCATAACTTACTTGGCTTAATGTGGCTGGTGTGTGAATAAAAGTAAAAGACAATTGATTATAAGTATTATCCACACTTAAATTACATTGAGATAAACTATTTACCTGATTGAAGGTTGTATTGGCTGCATTACTCATTGCTAAATTATTAAATAATGAAAGTGCTGATGTTGTTTGTGCACCTCCGCCAACTTGAAAACCCAGATTTCCAAAAAAAGCGGTATTTGCTGTTTGATTGTTACAAAGTAGCTGACATTGTATTAAGTAAGTTGCTGATAGTGAGGGCGGAGTAACATTTAAAAAGTTATTTTGAAATACGAATCTTGATGCACCTGGGCCATATGCTTGTGTCATTAAAGTAGGGCCGACTTTGACGACTGCTAATGAAGAAGATCCTGATGAAGGCGTTTCCCAAGAAGCAGTCGTTCCATTACTCGTTAATACTTGTGTATTGCTTCCAGCAGACCCATTAATTTGTAAATTACCTTGAATATTTGTAGTTTGCGACGCTCTGCCAAGTGTTACTCCTGTTGCTGTGCTTGTTCCAAGACTCAAAGTTGAAGAAGTGTCAATAGTAGGACATGTTGCACCTGAAAATGTAGGCGAAGTGTTTTGTAAAACTTCACTCATAAATATATTAAACTTGCCTAACACTCCTCCATCTACTTGAACAAAACCCAATGTTTGTGATGGTTTAATAGTAACAGAACTTGTAGATGGTATGCCTGTTCCTGCTAATCCTCCTATAATAAACTCACCTGTTTGAGAAGCAATTGTCCAATTATAAGCACTTCCATTAATAATATATACAGAATGTCTTGTTTTTACAAGGGGCAATATTAAAGCACCAGTTCCACTTGCGGAAGGTGATATAATTGCATTGTATACTTGTTCTATTAACCCACCTGAATTAGTAATACGAGTTTGAATATTATTTGTAGTTGTTGTGTCATATACATCATTTGTTTCACCGCCGTATGCTACAACTACATTTGAACCAGAACCATAATTCAAAGCATTTGGTGTATTAACTGCTCCGTTAATGACAACGGATTTTGAAGATTCGCCAAGGTTCAATGAACTTGTTGCTGTAATAATGTAATTAGACATATTAAGATTGCTTGTTGCTGTGCCTACCCAACCGCTTGTAGAAGTAGTCCAAGTTGGAACGCTGGAAGCACCATTACTCGTAAGAACCTGACCGCTTGATCCTGAATCTCCTGCTATTTGTAAATTACCTTGTATATTAGTTGTTGTTCCTGATTTTCCAAGTGTCAATCCTGTGCTTGTAAGTGTTCCAATTGATAAATTATTTGCAGAAGCATCTATTGAAAAGGAAGACATATTAAGGTTGCTTGTTGCTGTATTAACCCAAGTTGAAGCAGGAGATATAATATTCTGTGGGTTCAATATGAGTTCTTGATTACCTTGTTCTAAACAAATACCAACTTTACTCATAATAAAGTTGACTTGATTGACTGACGAAGTGCTATTAGTTCCGATTGCTATTGCCAATACCTCTTCTGTGGGTAGATATTGTCCACGTGGATTAGGTGCAACTGGCGACAAAATCATAGCACCTAATTGATGTCCGTATGGGAAAGGGTCAGGTTGAGTTCCAGTAATATTCATAAATGAGCAAAAAGGAGTAGCGGCAGTTGGGGTAAAGTTTGCGATATATGTTGCGGAAGAGTGAGCAAAACCTGGGATAATATCGTCTGACCCAGTTGGTTTTGTATATATTGTAAAAAATGGTAAATCATCATTGCTCGTAGTGGTGACATTTAAATAATTGAGATATACTCCCAAGACATCGCTCACAACCATAGCATAATCAGGAGCAAAAAACCAATCAATTTTGCGTAAGGCAACAGAGTTGATAAAATACCAACCATAATACTGATATGCTTGAATTAAGGCATTGGTAGGCGGTGCAGGTGGATACTGAAAAAACGGACTGTCTGTTGTAATAAAATATTGTAATGTGCTTACAATTGGTTCAGGAACTACAACAGGAATATCTTTCCATTCATATTCAAAATCGTTTGCTGTCCTTGTAAGAACTTGTGAAGCATTACCAAATCCAACCCCAGCATAAAACGATTGTGCCGTTATTTCAGTTGTTCTTGTTGGAGTATTTAACGACAATCTTGGTGTATCAATATTTCCCAATCTTGCGTATTGGTCGGACGAAGCGTTAATGGATAGATAAGTTTTATCACAATAAGCGTTTGGATAAGCGGTAGTTCCATTTGTAATCGATATTGTAGTCGGTGATATTTCAATATAATCCGCACTTGT